CAAAAAGCGGCACATTTGAAAGAAAGACGTGAGCGTAAAGCAATGCGTAATGCAATGAAAGAAGTGCAACAAGAGTTTCAAAATGTATGGTTAAGTGAACTACACAATGCGGCATTCGAACTATTGAAGAAAGCCCGCGAAACAAAAGACCCGGCGGCATTCTGTGCAGTATGGGATAGAGTTGTAGGCAAACCAAAAGAAATAGAACTAGAAGTTAGTAGTGATAAACCATTACCATTTACTGACGAGGATTTAAAATAATTTGGCATTAAGCGAAGCACAAAGAAAAGTAGCAGACAGTCAACACCGTTTTCGCACTGCCATATTTGGGCGGCGGGCAGGTAAAACGACGCTAGCGATAAGAGAAATGATTCGCCACGCGGCACGGCCCAATCAAACCGTGTGGGCGGTATTCCCATCATACCGTATGGCAAAAGAGATTGCTTGGCGTAAAATATGTGATATCCTAATGGATAAAAATTGGGTTTCAAAAAAACACGAAAATAGTTTACAATTATTTTTAAAAAATGGATCGACAATAGAACTAAAAGGTGCAGACAACTACGATAGTTTAAGAGGTCGTAGCATAGACTTTTTAGTTATGGATGAGGTAGCAGATATTCATCCTAGTGCATTCTATGAAGCACTTATGCCTGCTCTAGCAGATACAAAAGGACACGCACTTTTCTGCGGAACACCAAAAGGACAAAGCAATTGGGCCTTTGACCTATACAATAACGGAACTAAAGAACAAGAATGGGCAAGTTGGCGTGTATCTACACTAGAAGGCGGCTTTGTTGACGCAAAAGAAGTAGAATATGCTCAATCAATACTTGACCAAAAAACTTGGGCACAAGAATACGGCGCAGACTTTGTTCAAAGTGGTAGTAAAATATTTTATTCATTCGATAGAGAGCATAATGTAGAGCCATACACAGGCGAAGCACCAAAAATAGTTTACATTGGACAGGATTTTAACGTAGGATTTTTAACAGCAGTGGTATTCGCACTAAATGATAATGTATTACACGCAGTAGATGAAATAGTTTTAACAAGTGCTAACACAGATGAAATGGTTGCAGAAATCAAAAGGCGTTATGGTGATAGAAAGATATTTGTTTTTCCAGATCCTAGTGCTAAAGCCAACAAAACGAGCAGTGCCGGACGCACAGACATAAGTATATTAAGTAACGCGGGTTTTATAGTAAAGGCCCCAAATAAACACACACCGGTTAGAGATACAATCAATGCAGTAAACAGTATGTTACTGAGTGCAAGTGGAGAAAGAAAAATGTTTTTTGATCCACGTTGTAAACAAACTATTGAAAGTATGGACCGTTGGGAATATAAAGAAGGATCTATGGTGCCGGACAAGAATGGGGCAGTAGATTACTCACACTTGTGTGACTGTGTTCGTTATATAACTGATTACTTGTTCCCAGTAAGAAAAGAATTTAAACCACAACAACCACAGCGTTGGGGACACAAAATAGGAACATAATGCTATGACAATAATTAATAATATAATACAATCAGACGCCGCGGCGGCGACAAGTGGAAACACTATCTATAGTGATTATCAAGAACGTTGGCAATATTTGCTAGAAAGTTACATTGGTGGTGAAGTTTACCGTGACGGATTACACCTTACAAAGTATCAATTGGAAAGCGGCGATGAATATAACCAAAGATTAAAAAGTGCTCACCTAGACAATCATTGTTCTAGTGTTATTAGTGTATACAACAGTTTTTTATTTAGAGAAGAGCCTTTTAGAGATTTAGGCACTTTAACAAATTTACCATCAACACAAAGTTTCTTAAAAGACGCAGACAAAGACGGCACAAGTTTTGGCAATTTTATGAAAGATGTCTCAACATTTAGCAGTATTTTCGGCCATTGTTGGGTGATAGTTTCAAAACCAAATATTGGTGCCAACACACTAGCAGAAGAACAACAAAGTGGCGTTCGTCCATATGTTAATTTAATTACTCCTCTTAATATGTTGGATTGGAATTGGGAAAGACAAATAGACGGAAGTTACAGACTAGACTACATTAGATATATTGAAGACTCAAATGGTAACGTAAGAACTATTAAAGAATGGACGCCAGAATCAATTACAACTAGAGTAATTGACCTTGCCAAAGATTATGAACAAAGTCGCACAGTTGAAAACAATGAACTAGGAATGATTCCGGCTGTTATTGCTTACAACAAAAAGACAAGTGTTAGAGGAATTGGAATGGGCGATATAAATGATATCGCAGATGTTCAAAAATTTATTTACAATATGCAAAATGAATTAGAACAAACTATTCGTTTAGATTCACACCCAAGTTTAGTTACAACACCAGATGTTATTGCAGGAAATGGTTCGGGCAGTATTGTTCAAATTCCAAATGATTTGGATCCGGGACTAAAGCCATATCTATTAACATACAATGGTGCTAGTGCATCAAGTATAATGGATGCCGTTAATAATGCAGTAGCAAGTATTGACAAGATGGCTAACATTGGTAGTATTAGAGCAACAGAGGCTAGAAGAGCTTCAGGTGTTGCACAACAACAAGAATTTGAATTGCTAAATGCTAGATTATCCGAGAAAGGTGATAATTTAGAATTATGTGAAGAAAATATTTGGGAACTATTTGCGGCTTACACAGGACAAACCTTTACAGGTTATATCGAGTATCCAAATAGTTTCAATATTCGTGATGTTGATAATGAATATGCACAATTAGAAACTGCTAAAAAAGCCGTTACTAATCCAAGCGTATTGAAAATTATTGACGAACGAATTATTGAATTACTTGGTGAGGATCCCAAAGAATACCTTACCGAGGAATTTGTTCCACACATTATGGTAAGTCCAGAAGGTGAACAAGTTACAGCGAATACTGAAGCAGATCACGTTAGACTGACTGCTGAAGGTTATACGCACATAAACAGCGAAAACTAATCGCTAAATAACATTAACACTCTTAAGGAGGCACGCACACGATGAGCGATCAATCAACGGAAACTGTAGAGGCAACTGAAGCCGCTAACCAAACAAATACTCAGGAAACTGTAGAGCAAACAAAAACATATACACAAGAAGAATTTGACAACCATATGGCTGGTTTAAAAAAGTCTATGCAACGCAAATACGAAAAGGTATATGATGACTTGGGTGATCCAGAAGAATTACGCAAACTAAAAGCAGAAGCAGAGCAAAAAGCTCAAGCAGAAGCAATTAAAAGAGGCGAATTTGAAAAGACACTACAAGAACTTGCTCAAAAGAAAGACGTCGAAATACAAAAACGTGATAGTATTATTAAAGAATACAAAGTTAATACACCTTTACTAGATGCCGCGGCTCGTTATAAAGCAGTAGCACCAGAACAAGTAAAAAGTTTATTAGCCGGTAATGTAAGACTTAATGATGCAGGTGATGTTGAAGTAATTGGAAGCGATGGTAGTGTAAGATACAATGATGACGGAAAGCCAGTCTCGGTTGACTTTTACGTTAAAGAGTGGTTAGATAATAACGCTCATTTTGTATCACCAGCACCAGCAACAACAAATACAACTAGCAACACTAAATCAAATAAAGACAGTAAAATAGATGTCAATAAACTAGATATGCAGAATCCTGAACATAGAGCAATCTATCGTGAATATAAAAAATCACAAGGTCTGCGTTAATTAATATAAAACAAGGAGACCAGTAAAATGGCAAACACAACAGGCATCAATGCAGAATTGTTTAGCAATCTCGTAACAGCGGCACAATTCGCGGCATATGAAAATTCAGTAGCAAGACAAATGGCTACAATTTTCGACGCTCCAGTAAACGCAGGAAAAGTATTACAAGTTCCTGTATGGAGTTCAATCTCAGCAGAAAACATCACTGATGAATCTGCGGCAACAGCCAAAGACACAAACACATCTCAGGCTTTAATTACATTATCTGAGCACGTTGTTTATCACCAAGTAACAGATATGTTGAAAAACTCAGCAGAATCAAATGTTATGTCACAATTAGGTGAGCAATCAGGTAGAGCTATTGCAGAATCTATGGATACGCAATTTATGAGCGAATTCTCAAACCTAGGTGGCGCAACTACAGCCATTGCTTTAGCAAGTTTTGGTAAAGATGACATTATGGATCGAGTTGCCGCAATTAGATCAAATAAAGTTACAGGCCCTTTCTTTGCAGTTATTCACCCAACGGCGGCTAACGCAATTAAAAAGTCATTAACAGCAACTGATGCCTACACAGCAAACACAAATGTTGGTAACGATATTTTATCAAATTATTTCGTTGGCAACATTGCAGGATGTAGCATCATTGAATCATCATTAGTTCCTTACGACAGTGGAACTGGTGTGGCAACTTGTGCAGTATTCTCACCAAGTGCTATTGGTCACGCAATGCGTGGTTCAATTTCTGCTCAAGAGCAATACCAAGCGGCTAATCGTGCAACTGATTTAGTTTTAACAGGTGTTGCAGGCGCGGCTACTTTACAAGCAACGCACGGTCAAATTATGAACGTGGACTTAGTAGCATAATAAGGAATAATTGAAAATGGCTTTCATTGAAACAACAACAAACTTTGTTAGTTTTGCTCAGTATACAGATATGACTGAAACTGACAGCAGATTGTTTGTGGCAAATGAGGCCTTAACAGAAGATGTGGTTACGGATCTACTAGTTAGATCCAGCTCACGAATCTTATCAAATATTAGATCCACAGATTGGTGGAGAAGTTATTTTATCATTCAAGATAAAGGAACTACTACCATCAAGACTGTGGCTGATATTCCTTCACCAAGCGGACTTAAAATCAAAGCCAGAAGAGATGACTTTACGGATTTATGTTGTTATCTAACAATGTATTACTACATACTTCCTAAAGTTGCTGATTTTGGTAATGACGATAATGATGAAAAGCAGAAACTAGGTTACTATGAACAGAAATATACAAAACTGTTTAATGAACTTATAACTGCAGGTGACTGGTATGATTTTGACGGCACAGGAACAATCAACTCTAGCGAGATGGCTCCCGGTGTTGTTCAAATGAAGAGGATAAGATAATGAGAAGTTTAATATTAACGTATTTAGAAGCAAACAAGCCAAGTGGTTTCGGCGTAAGCCAGAATCTACCGTTTGATCAAAACGGCACAGCACTTTACTTGCAAAATCTAAAATCGTTGTATGTAGACAACCCCTCAACTGAACAAGAACCCTTATATGATACATTAGACGATTGTTCAATAGTGTCCGAAACCACTATTGTCGATGTCTATGTTGTCACAGACGCTAAAACTTTACCTTCAAACTATGATGCTATGGTTACAGCAGTAAAAGGAGTAAAGACAGATACTACTATCACAGGTTATACTGAGAAAAGAGTAAACGTTTCAACTTCTTATGCTAACGGTGACCAATTAGTAACACAG